TGAGTACGTTACCAAACGTTTTCTCGGGTACCCCTACCCAAAACCAAGCTCACGATGTAGCAGAGAACATCATCGTGAAGCTGCCCATTGACCCCCAATATGCGTGTTATTACGCAGTTGGTGAGATCACGGAATATCCAGTCCCTAGGACTCTAGCCAGCCATGCAGCTGCCTGGATCCAGGGGGGCAAGGCCCGTGACCACCAACTTTGGTGCTCAATGGTATTAGCAATTAAGCTCGTAGTTGCGCGCGATTACAAAAACCACCCGGCACAGGACTTGTTGATACAGTTCGCTTGTGTGCATGGATTTTACTGGACGCTTGCCAGTGAAAATACCATCAACAAAGCCATATCAACGAAGAAAGGTGAATACGCTGAACATAAGCGTAATGCGGCTTGGGAGTACTACTACCCCAACGCCGGCCTTCGTAGAGCCTTGACTATTTCTGCCATAGCAATGGTATTTATAGCCAAATACCGGTTGGAAAAGCTGATAACAGTCCCCATTATCACCGCCGCGCGTGCAATCTATGCCACCCCCGTGGTGCCAGTTGTAGCTACCATCGCAATGTTCGGTTTCAAAAACGAGATTGGACATGTGGTGAAATACGCTAAACACAGTTTATCGGGCTGGGTACAAACCTGGCCTGACTTTAACTGTGAACTGGCATGGCTGAACGCCCCCATGGCAAATCCTAAATCTATCCCCTCCGCAATCGTTGCGGACGACGCCGCTAAACCTTTATCCGCTGTGCCAACAGCGTTAGCGGCCGACGGAGAGGAAAGTGATTTGGGTGACGAAGAGACAGAGGGGGAGGCGTTGAAACGCCACGTGGTTTATGACATGAGCACCAACATAGCTTGTGACATAATATCACGCGGTTGTGAACGCGACATTTTCGTACCAGAAGAGTGCGAAAGTGTCGCCAATTCCGACGTCTCCTTTAACACCGTAAGCGTTCGCACTGGCGACATGTCCGAATACGACATGGGGCCTACCGGACGCAATACGGTTGCCGTTCCACCAACCCGCCAAGCACTCCCGATGGTCACATTTACTCACATCAAAATCACATCCCTTAGCTACACCCGCAAGGTTTTTGATATGATCACACAGTACATGGGAACCACGGAATTGTGCGATATGGTTGGCACGAACCAAACTTCCTATATCAAACCCGATTTTATTGGCAAACACCGTGAAGTAGTCCACTACACGAAGATACAATCGCGGAAACCGATAGTCCTTGACAAGACAGGGAAGACAAGCATAAAAGAACGACCTGGCGCATGTCATCAGACAACATACGTCTCACACATAGGGCCGTGCTTTTTGGGCATCATACCCAGTGCTTTCGACAACAGCATTGAGAATGAGTACTCTGCACTCGCAGGCCGGCACGTCAAGGTGCCGACGTCTGAAAAAGAGTTATGGGCCCAGGCGACTGAGGTGCTGATACGTAAACTAGGCTGGGCGGCAAACCTGGCCGAAACGTACACCCTCGACGACTGGTTGCTTATTCAACCGCCGGCTAAACGCGACAAATATGACAAATTCCGTTACCAGTTAATGGACATGTCATTCGCGCAGGCGAGAAGTCATAAACGCAACTTCTTCATAAAAGATGAACTGATCGTTCCCAGTTTGGGGTCGAACAACAGAGACAAGTACCCGCGCGGTATTCAGGGGCTCTGTGAAGCGACCTCGAACATGGCATTGGGACCTTTCATGACCGTTGTCAGCAAAGCAGTGGCACGCGCAGCTAAGCAAGATGGCAATTACACACGATTCTTCTACACTTCAGGTAGCACTCCTGAACAAGTAGGAGAATGGTACCATGTGATGAAATCCAACGGTTACAAATTTTATGAGAATGATTTCTCGGCGTACGATTCGACACAAGGAAAAGGAGCGCATGACTGTGAGGTGGAATTCTACAAATTGTTCCACCCACAAGAATACGTTTTAGGTGCTTTGGAGAAGCAAAAGTGTACCAATGGAGTGGCCAAAAATCACACATATTCGTGCCCATACACGCGTAAGAGTGGTGACCAAAACACTTCAATTGGCAATACACTTATCAACTTCGCCGCACATGCCTTAGTACTTGAGAACATGGGTATTGTTGACTATTATATGCTGGGCTTGGGAGACGACAATCTTCTGGCCATACGTGGTAGTGTTCCCGATGAATTCGAGAGCAAAGTCACGCAGTTTATAAGAAAACTTGGACTGGAGCCGAAGTTCAAAGCGTCAAAGTTTCCAACCTACTGTTCGAGCCGTTTCGTCCCTGTAGCGTCAGGACACGTGCTAGTGCCTGACCTATTTAGACGGTTGTGCAAGTTGGGGTGGTGCCACCGCGACTTGCCGAAAAACGTCACCCCTATTGCACGTTTAAAAGGCAATGAATTGGCCAATCCGAATAATACACTCATGCCAATTAGCAGAGTGTTTTATCACTTCTACGCCAACGCGGGAGGTGAGTCGGCCGAAGAGGAGCGTTGGAGACCCCACGCCACCTCAACCCTAAACACGCAGATGACAGAAGAGACCTATCAATGGTTCCATACGTACTATGGACTAACGAAGACCGAAATAGACGAAGTCGAGTCGTTTATAGCAGTACACCTTACTGCTGCTGCAGGACAACCCTCAGCATATAGTCATCCTCTCCTGATCAAAGCGTACCACCACCAGGATGGTTACTAGGCACGCCCCGATTTCGGAATTCATGCCACGGCGAACATAAAAATGGCGAAACGAACAAAAACGCAACCGAAGACCAAAGCAAGTAGCAACAACAATGCGTTGAAGAAGAGCATTCTTCAAACATTGGGTTCGCTCGTAGGAGGTGCCGCTGGCGGGGCACCAGGAGCGCTCATAGGCAGTACTGCCGCGAGTTTGATATCCAAAGTCACAGGATGGGGCGACTACAAAGTGAAACGGAATTCCATAGCAATGGGAAACTCCGTCCCCACTTTTTCTCGCAGAGGGGATGGCGTAAGGATCGCACACAGGGAATTCATCAAAGACATTGTTGGATCAGAACTGTTCGACCTCACCGCTTACCATATCAACCCAGGCCTAAACACCACCTTTCCATGGTTGAGCAAGATTGCCTCCAGATTTGAAGAGTACGAAATGCACGGCTTGCTTTTCGAATACAGACCTTCATCTGGTAGCGCAATAAGCTCTTCCTCAGCAGCACTGGGCACAGTGATCATGGCAACAGACTACAACTCAGAGAATGCCGATTTCATTTACAAACAACAGATGGAATCATACGAATTCTCGAACGCTACGGTGCCCTCGAAAGAGGCACTGCATGCAGTAGAATGTGCACCAGGCAGTAACGTCACGAACACCAACTACATTAGAAGTGGAAGTGTGCCTCAGGGCAAATCACCACAATTGTACGACATGGGAGTGTTCCAAGTCGCTACTCAAGGCATGCAATCGGCTTACACCGTTGGAGAGCTTTGGGTGACTTACGACGTAAGTCTCAAGAAACCACGAATCAACGTCGACGACATTGGGTATGCGGCCCACTGTGTGTCGAGCCCTGTTGGTACTGCGGCAGCTACAGCACCGTTTGGAACATCAGGCCTTGTCAAGACCGATGGGTCTAACATCGTTGGTTTAACTTTCAATAGTGACGACTCACTATTACTTGAGATGCCCGGAGTTTATTTGATTTGTGCATCATGGTTTACATCCGGTAGCGATATTACAGCGAACGCTGGTGTCGTTATTGGGTCAAACCTGTCACTACCCGTCAAAATAAACAATGATACCGTAACGGCCGTTGGTACTTACGTTACAGCAGCAGCGAACTACTACTTCTTAGTACAAGTTCACTACCGCGGGCTGACAACAGCAAACGAAATTACCTTTAACGGTCTTACTGGTCTAGCAAGTGGAAATGCAGACGTATGGATAACACAGCTACCCTACAATCTTGCCTAAAAACTTCAGCGTACCAAAACTTTATGTAACCGTGGGAAGACCCTTTTAAAACGATTAGATTTACAAAACTGAGTGGGACCT